AATGGTCCTCGAATGGCTCTCCGATGGTAGCCAATGGTCCTACCGCCACCCCCAAAGTCTCAATGTTGCCCCCTACCCAAAAAATACCCGGATCCGGAGTGGCCCCAAAATACCAATCAGGACCGATAGAACAATAACCGTTACTAGAAACCCCTAAGGACTATAATAAACCAATAGACCGTTACCAATGGGAGATGGTTGGCTCAGATTGACCTGAGGGTACTGTGTCAGGCACGAAGTGTACTGTGATAATAAGTAGAACCCATTGAAACAAATGGGTCCTATAGGAATATAACAGGTGTCCAAGTCTCAAAGGTGAAAGGAGGAGGGACACACCAATCTCTCACCCATCTGAGGTACTCCATGCCCTTAAAGATCCCAAAAAATTCCTATAGAAACAAAAAGAGGCACTCCAGTCCTATGGGTCCCAAAGGGGGCGGGGTGGGGGCGTGCTGTAGGGATTCTAATAATGAGAGAACTATTCTATCTAATAGTATACGATATTTAAAAACCCCTATAGCGATATCGCCGTTATTACATAGAGGATATGGAGAAGGGACACACAAACTCTGATACTTTTAAAAAGGCGGTCAGTGTCATGTGACGGATGGAGGTCTAATGGGTATTTAGAGGGGTCGCCCAATGGTATTTAGAGTCCCTCAATGGTACTTTGAAGACCTCAAACGGCCTCAACGGGTCAATCGTTCTGGTGGATTTTATCCATTTTTTTGCGATTGAAACCCAAATTTTCCCACGCAATAGGAGGGTGGACCGGGTCAGAATTACAGAAATAAAAAATTTTCACTCAACTCAAAGGTTCTTTAAGTCTACCCTGAAACAAACCCAAAGTTCTCAATATAAATCTAAAATAAATATACTATGTGGAAAACTAAAGAGACCGAAGTTAAAGGCCGTAAGGTCGTATCGATGATTTGTCAAAATTCAGAACCAGAATCGAGTAAATGGGCAGAATACGGGCCTGAAGGCGGACCATGTGAGAACTGGACTATTGTAAGTCCTGAAGCCACCGCATCACTATGTCCTGAATGTGTTCAACGTTCTGTTAATAATATTAGATAATCCCATTCATAGCAGGGATCCGCGCATATTATAATACTATCATAATAAATTAATCTACACAATATGACCAAGAAAACAAATACCCCATTCATTGACCAATTTGGAGAGGACTTAACTAAACTAGCGGCGGATGGGAAACTTGACCCTATCATCGGACGAGAAAAGGAAGTCTATAGAATATGTCAAATCCTTTCTCGTAGAAAGAAAAACAATCCAATTATTTTAGGGGATCCTGGTGTGGGTAAAACTGCCCTGGTTGAAGCAATTGCCCAGCGAATTGTTGAAAAGAAAGTTGCAATGACTCTTCTTAATAAACGTATAATCGCCCTTAATATAGCCAATGTGGTTGCAGGTACAAAATACCGTGGAGAATTTGAGGAACGAATGAAAAATATCGTTGATGAACTTAAAGAAAACCAGGACGTTATTGTCTTTATTGATGAGATTCATACAATTGTAGGTGCTGGTGGTGTAAGTGGTTCATTAGATGCGAGTAATATCTTAAAACCTGCTCTGGCAAGAGGACAAGTACAATGTATTGGTGCTACAACAATCGATGAATATCGTGAAAATATTGAAACAGATGGAGCTCTTACCCGAAGATTCCAAGAAATCTTTATAGACCCACCATCTCTTGAAGATGCTATTGAAATATTGGATAGAATCAAACCAAATTACGAAGACTTCCATTCAGTATCATATACTCCTGATGCTATTAAAGCATGCGTAATGTTATCTGACCGATACATTACTCAAAGAGAATTACCAGACAAAGCAATTGATGTTATGGATGAGGCTGGGGCAAAGGTGCATTTAAAAGAGGTAAAAATCCCAGAAATTATTAAAGAACTTGAAATTGAAGCTGATAAATTAAAATCCCAAAAATTAAAAGCAGCAGATTCTACGGACTATGAAAAAGCCGGAAAATTAAGAGACCTTGAAATAAGCAAAAGAGAAGACATAACAAAAAGAACCAAAGAATGGGAGGAGACTCTCCGTTTAAATAAGAAGGCAGTAACTTATGAAGATATCGCTGAAGTAATTTCAGAATCTACTGGAATCCCGGTAACAAGAATGACCGATGACGAGAGTAGAATTGTTATTGATATGGAAAATGAATTAAAATCGATGATTATCGGACAGGATACTGCAGTTGAAGGTCTATGTAGAGTTATTAAAAGAAGCCGAACTGGTGTAAGTTCATCTAAAAAACCTATTGGTTCATTTATGTTTATCGGACCTACTGGGGTCGGTAAAACCGAAACTGTTAAAGCCCTTTCTGAATATTATTTTGGAAGCGAGGATTCCTTAATTAGAATCGACATGTCAGAATACCAAGAAAAGTTTAATGTAAGTAGACTTATTGGTTCTCCTCCAGGATATGAAGGACATGAGGATGGTGGACAGTTAACAGAGCAAGTCCGACGTAAACCATATTCTGTAGTATTATTTGATGAGGTTGAAAAAGCACATCCAGATATTTTTAATGTCTTATTACAGGTTTTGGATGAGGGTCGTTTAACCGATACTCTTGGTAGAACTATTGACTTTACAAATACTATCATTATTATGACAAGTAATGTTGGAGCAAAACGAGTTGCAGAATTTGGAGCTGGAATTGGATTCTCAAGTTCAAGTTCTACTGCTTCCCATAAAATGGAAATGGAAACAGTTATCCGAAAAGAACTTAAAAACAAATTTGCACCAGAATTCTTAAATAGGCTGGATGAAATAGTACTATTTGATGGATTAAAACAAGAAGATGTTGCTAAAATTGCAGAGATAGAAATTCAAAAAGTAATTGAAAGAATGGCAGAGCAAGATTATGTTATTAAAATTGCAAAAACTGCAGTAGTATTTTTAGCAGAACATGGATATGATGCACAATATGGAGCCAGACCTCTTAAAAGAGCAATTCAAACATATGTTGAAGACTTATTAGCAGATGGTATATTAGCCAAAGAAATTGTTAAAGGAAATAAAGCATACACTATATCTCATAAAAAAGGAGATGAGAAACTTTCTGTAAAATAATCATATAATATAATAAAATTAGAAATATGAAAACCTTTTCACACCAATTCAAACACATAATCTCAGATATAAAAATTCACGGAGAGGTCTCTAAACCAAGAGACCTTGAAGTAACCGAATTACTATACGCTGGATATCAAATTAATCCAAAAGAACCATTTGCTAATTTTACAAGTAGAGAATTCAATTGGAAGTATTTTGCCGGTGAATTAGCATGGTATCTTAATAAAGATACCGATATTGACTACATTAATAAGTTTTCTGGATTTTGGAAAAACATAACAAATCCTGGAACAAACGAAATTAATTCAAATTACGGTTCTCTTCTTTTCGGAGAACAATTACAATGGGTTGTTAACTCTCTTAAAGCAGACAAGAACACTCGCCAAGCAATTGCTTTCTTAAATCAGCCAAAATATCAGTTTGAAGGTAACAAAGATTTTGTATGTACTATGTACCTGAACTTTTCAATTAGACGCGACAAGCTAGATATGAAAGTTCAAATGCGTTCTAATGATATATTTTATGGACTTACATTTGATGCGCCATTCTTTGCATTCGTTCACCAACATGTTTATCTTTGGTTAAAATCAACCTATCCTGAATTAGAACTTGGAGTATATCACCACTACACTGATAACATTCATTTTTACGAAAGACATTTTGAACTAGCCGAAAAAATTGTTAATGAGCCTCTTCATGAAAAACAATACTCAATGGAGTTAACCGAACCGCTTTTCAATATTGAAAATGGAATAATGCATTTGACTTCTCATGGAATTTCGATGATAAATAATATAAACGATACGATAGATAACGTCTTGACTAAAGAAACATATATTAACATATTATCAGAATATCTTAATATAAGAGAGATATGATTGAGTGCATGAAACCCAAATTAAATATTCCAGAATTCTATATTAATGGAAAGAATTTCGATTCAATCAAGGGCGATTTTGAATTCCATGATAGAATCGTCGATTTTATCGAGATGAATATTAAAAAAGAATGCGATGAAACCCTGCTCTGTTATTTTATATATGAAAATGGAGCTATTCAACACGCAGAACTTCCAAAGAGTTCGTATAAACAATCAATATTAAAAAGCCTAGAATTTTATACCTTTCATGAAAAATATGAAAGATGCACGCAAATTAAAAAACTATTAAAGAAACTATAATGAATCACGGAAAAGAATTCGAAAGATACGCAATGCTAGACAAGGGCATAAGTTCAATGAACGTGCACTACTATAAAAATCAAATTGAATCATCAATGACACCTTATATTCTAGAAGAGAGACAATTAAGAGCTACTCAAATGGATATATTTTCAAGGTTGATGATGGACAGATTATTATGGGTTGCAGGACCTGTTAATGACAATATGTCTACAATAGTACAAGCTCAATTAATGTTTTTAGATAGTACGGATGATCGAGATATAACCATGCATATTGATAGTCCTGGAGGTTCAGTTAAATCCGGGCTTTCGATGGTCGACGTTATGGAATGGATTAAATCCGATATCAAAACAGTTAACACTGGAATGGCAGCTTCGATGGGTTCAGTATTATTAGGTGCTGGAACTAAAGGCAAGAGAAGTTCACTAAGACACTCAACAACTATGTTACACCAATCATCAGGAGGATTCAGTGGGAATATTCAAGACGCCGAAATCGACTGGGCAGAATGGCAAAAAGTAAATAAAGAACTATTTAATTTATTGGGTTCTTATTGTGATAAAAAACCAGAACAAGTAATGGCAGATGCCACTAGAGATTTATGGTTAAACGCCGAAGAGGCACTTAAGTATGGTATAATCGACGAGATTATTAATCCAGTTAAATCAAAATCTAGAAAATAAATGAAAATCTATTTTTACGTACATTCTGGAGAACTTGAATATTTAGATAAAATAATTAAAGGAAAATTAGATGCAGAAACCTACCCAGTTACTATATCTCCGACATACTTTAAAGATTCATACTTAGTGGATATATCTTATACTGATTTTGTAAGACTAAACGATAAAAATACATTTATTTCATTAATTTCATTATGACAAACCGAGAAAAACAAAGAGAACTTTTTGTTGAATTGATTAACTATCAACTTAAAGACCACGGAGTAACGTATGAGGATGTTAAAACAAATCCATCATGGTATATGGATTATAAAACTACTCCAGAGAAAGAAGAGGCATTTATTAAATATTCTATTGAAAGAATACGAGAAGTGCTTAAAATTTCAAAAGCTGCCGCTGAAAAAGAGGCAAGTTGGTTTATTCTACAATGGGGACTAACTACTATTAATCCTAGAAAAACTACTAGTCGAGTACAAAGCAGTATGACTAAAAGAACTAAGTCCTAGATTATAGTAATATAAAACAAAAATACCTATATAATTTATTATACTTAAGATAAATATAGGTATGAACGTCTTTGAACCAAACTGGCTAACAGAGCCACCTCATGACTATGAGTTAAAATATTACAAGTTACTAGCAGGAATCGATAAAATTAAAAAATTGATTGCTACTAATAGCTTGTATTCTGCTATTTTAGAGGTAGAGACTGAACTTGAAAAGCTATACAATATTAAATACGGAAAAGACGAAATTGAAAGCAAGACAAGAATAATCACCGGAATCGATGTTGATACATTGTCCTTAAAATATGAATATCCAGAGGAAAGTGATGGAATTAACACAATGTATGATGTTTGCGATACTGCAATTGAAAAACTAGAAGGTTTATATAAAATTATTAGAGATAAATGGAGACTTGTAGAATCGCAGTGCACAATTACTGAGATTCCAGAAAAAAAGCACCTCAACACTAAAGGGTACATTTTTTATATCGATAATATAAATCAAAAAATCCACGTCTATTCTTATATAGAACCTTTATCTTTTAAAATAAATTGGAGTGAATTTAATTTAAAGAAGGTTGAAGAACTAGAAAATTCAATCAAAGGGATTTCTGAGTTTATCAAAAAATCAGAATTAGAAAGTACTTCTTATAGATTTTTTAGATTCGATACAAAATTCAAAACTTCATTACCCCCGCACAATGATTGCATGGCGCCAATAATGAAGAGTATGCTTTTTAACCGAATCAAGCATGGCATCTAAATAAGTACCAAAATATATAAACTAATTTTATTTTTATAATATAATTAGTATGAAAATTAATATAATAACTCGAGCTACTCGTCTGCAGAATTTAAAAAACGTTAAAGAATCTGTTTTTAATAATGTTCCAAGCGGATGCAAAATTAATTGGCACATAGTATTTGACACTAAAAATATTAAAGATATTGATGCAGAATTACTATGTGATTTAAAAGATGATTCAACAACATACCATTTTGAAAAAGGAGACTCCACAGGAATGTTATATCCGCAGTGTTCTGTCATAATTTCAAAATTTGGAGAGGGTTGGGTTTATTTTTTAGATGACGACAATATTATCCATGAAGGTTTTTATGAATATGTTTTACAATCTTCATTAGAGAATCCAGACAAAAAAGTTCATGTAGTTTCACAGAATGTTGATGGAAAAGATTTTACCGGTTTAACATATAGAAAGGCAGCTCCTAAATACACAAAGGTACAATGTATAGATTTAGCTCAATATATTATTAGCACCGATGTTTATAATGAATATGGATATACATATTTACCTGATTATCGTGCAGATGGAATACTTATTGGTGCAATTCATGACGAGCACCCCGAATGGTTTACATTTACTGAATTAACGTTATCCCATTACAATTACTTACAGAAAAAATCAAAAGCAAAACTTCCTAAAGTATTGTATGTTGGGGATGATGAGCCTGAATTAAAATCACTTAAAATATTAGATTATGAAGATGATGGCCTGGAAATTAAGTACTTAAAGAGCGATAAAGATATTGCAATAACATTAGCTTCATTTAAACCAGATGTTATTATAACCAGAGGAGAATCTTGGGAAAACTTTCCAGAAATGGCAAATATGTCACTTCAATTCCGTAGAAAATGGTTAAACCTTAATAATGAAGTCTCAGTTGGAGATGTTGGTCAGACCGCATACCAATGTTCGATGGAAAGTATGTTGAACCCAGATGGATTAGAAGACAGTTCAATGATTTCATATTTTACTCCAATATACAATACTGGCGAAAAGCTATTCAATACCTATCAATCATTACTAAATCAAACGTATGGTAATTGGGAATGGGTATTAGTAAATGATTCTACGGATGGCGGTAAAACATTAAAAATAGCCGAATCTATTGCCGCAAAAGATCCTAGGGTACGTCTTTATGATTTTAGAGAAAAAAGTGGTGGAAATATCGGTGAAGTTAAATGGAGATGCTGCGCTATGTCAAAGGGTTTTATTTTAGCAGAATTAGACCATGATGATTTATTAGTTCCATGGTGCACTGAAGACCTTTATAAAGCAGCTAAAAAACACCCAGAAGCCGGCTTCTTTTTTAATGACACATGCGAAGTTGATGAAAGTTGGAATTCTTTAACCTATCCTGAAGGATTTGCGCTTGGATACGGATCATATAGAAAAGAAGAGTACGCTGAAAAGATGATGGATGTTTCTAATCAACAAAATATTAATCCTAAAACAATTAGACATATAGTTGGTGTACCGAATCATGTAAGAGCATGGAGACGATCCACTTATTTTGAAATTGGAGGACATAATAGAAGCCTTGTAATAGCCGATGATTACGAGTTGGTTGTAAGAACTTTCTTGAAAACAATAACTTGCAAAATACCAAAATTAGGATATATTCAATTTTTATACAATAACGCAAATGGACAAAACACACACAATTTATCTAGAGCAGATATCCAAAGACGAGTAAGAACCATAAGTTATTATTATAACGAGCAAATTAAACATAGATTTGAAGAATTAGGATTAAAAGACTGGGCATATGATGAATGTCCATGGGCACCTTTAAATACAGTCTCTAGATTTGGTCAAGAAGAGATGGCAGCAAATATAATATATAACGAAAATGAATAATACTTTTGTAAAAATATGGGTTCATAATAGAGAATCTGATTTAATGATGGATTTTTTATTAGATAGAGTTACTATCCCGCCGAACTATATAATTGACCATCATGAAGTACCTAAATCTATTACAGGCGGGTGGATTGAAATGACTATATCATATGATAGATACCTTAAACTTCGACAGTCACATGACCATGTAGATACTACACATCTTTAAACTTTTTTATTTTCTTGTGTATAATTAATATATGGCAAAAGATAAAAAAGAACCTAAAATATATGTAGTTAAACCAAAGATTGGTGATAATTACTATTTTAAATTTGCAGGAATCCTTATGTATGGTCAATTAGTTTCAGTAATTGATTCATTGACTAAATTACATGGAGTTCCACATTATTGGATGAATGAGAAATCAGACAAGAGTGCAAAAAAATGCGTATATCCAATATCAATTTATAAGATTTTTAAAGATTTAAACGACACAAAGAATGTATAGTAATAGTGAACTTAAGTCAATGTTATTTATTGACATTGAAACCTCTTCAGAATACCCAACTTACGAAGAATTCTGTACTAAAAGACCAGGTGCCGTAAAGCATTGGGCAAAAAAAGCAGAACAGCATAGAAATACTGAATCGCATCTAGCAGAACTTACTGATGCTAAAATGTATACTCACATGGCGGCTCTTAGTCCAGAATTTAGCAAGGTTATTGTAATTTCTATGGGACAAATTAAATTCCAAGACAATTATATAAGTTCAAAAATTCGTTCTTTCTATAAAGGCGGTGAAATAGAAATTCTTAAAGAGTTTATGGGAACTGCTCAAGCTGTTTTTAATCAAAGTCCTTCTGTTCAATTTACGGGGCATAATATTAAAAACTTTGATTTTCCATACCTAATAAAAAGATCAATCGTAAATGGAGTTGCTATACCTCATCAATTCCACTTGCAAAAGAAAAAACCATGGGAAAACTGTCTTGTAGATACTTATGAAATTTGGAAATTTGCAGGTTGGAATAGTGCATCTTTGGATTTAATTTGTGACACTCTTAATATTCCATCTCCTAAAACTATAATGGAGGCAAGTAGTACTACTGAAGAATATTGGAAAGGTAATATTGAAAAAATAAAAACGTATTGTGAAGGAGACGTCAAAGCTACTATGAATGTAATGCTTAAAATCTCAGGAATGGATATGGTTGATGAAGTCCCGTTCTAAATTGTTAATAACTTTTTTATAAAAAGTTTTACCGTGTCAAAAATTTGTATTATATTTACATATCAAATTAAAACCTTATAATCATGGACGAAGACTTTAACAATCTATTTGAAGAACAAGAAAACGAAATTGACACTATTAAAAAAGAAGCCGAAATGAATAACGTAATGTATGATTTAAAAATCAAACTTGCAAATGAAAATTATGAATCAATAATTTCCAAAGGAGTTGATTTTAAATTAATGGAAAAACAAGAACTTGACATTAAACCTATTGTTAAAATTCTTGGAGATATGTTAGAACTTTTCGAAGAGCTCGAAGAGTACGAAAAGTGCGCAAAGATAAATAAACTACTTAAGAAAGCCGAGGTCCAATAGGACCTTTTTTCTTTAATATATAATGTACTAATAAAGTATATCGATATGAACGAAGAATATTTAAAAAAGATTGCAGATAGTCTGGAAAGAATTGCAATCTGTATGGAAAACAAACAGTTAAGAGAAATTGCAACTTATAGAAAGGGTCAAGCCCAGTTAATTGCTGAGAAAAAAGAAGCTAGCAAGAAACAGGTAAAATCTGCAACGATTCCTGTAGTTAAGCAAACTGTTAGAGTTAGAAATTCCAAAAAATAAACTCTAATGAATTACTACGAAACTCTTAATGTTTCAAAGAATGCTACCCCAGAAGAGATTAAAAAATCTTATAGGAAACTTGTAAAAGAGCATCACCCTGACAAAACAGGGGGAGACGACACACAATTCAAAAAAATATCCGAAGCATACGAAACTCTTTCTGACCCTGTCAGAAAAGAGCAGTATGATAATCCATCCAGAGGACATAATCCTTTTAACAATTTCAATGGATATCAAGACACATCAAACCCATTTGCAAATGCTTTTCGAGGATTTGGTGGAGATTTTGCTGATATGTTTAATCAATCATTTGGCGGAGAAGCAAGAGGATCAGATGTTAGAGTCATGCTCAATATAACTCTTGAAGAATCTTATGATGGTTCGAGGAAATATATTGATGTTGGTACTGGTGGATTTAATATCAATATACCTCGAGGAATTTTGAATGGAACAAAACTTAAAATTCCAGGTAGAGGAGCTAGCCATCCTGTAAATTCATCCGCACCTCCAGGTGATATTATCTTAATTGTCAATGTTTTACCAGACCCTGAACTTATTGTTAACGGAAGTGATATTTATGTTGACTTAAACTTAAGTTGGATTGATATACTACTTGGAGGAGAATTTGAAATCCGCACCAAACTTAAGACTATTAAAATTAAAGTTCCCCAAGGTTCTCATGAGTCGCAGCTACTACGCGTTGTTGGGCAAGGAATGCCAATATATAATTCAGAAGGATTCGGAAATCTTATGGTAAAGCTTAGAACTCTTCATATAACTTTAACCGAAAACGAAATAGAATTACTTAAAAAGATAAAAAATCAAAATGAGTAGCATTGAAGAAAGCCCGGAGGAATCAAGAAAATTCATAAAAAGACTGCATGAAGCCTCTAAAGAAGATATGATGGAAGCAATGTACTCTTCTATTGTTAATGGTAAAATGGGTGCTTTAAAGCACGATGGAACCCTTGAAGATAAAATAGAAGGAGTAAATACGGTTCTTAAGTTTTTTAAAGATAATGAAGATTATGAAAAGTGTAAAGAACTTAAAAAAATAATTGAAAAATTGTCAAAAATATAATATAGTAACCTTTTTAGTCCGGTCACATTAAATATACTCAACTAAAAATATATATTATATGTGGCGATAGCCATATTTAAAAACATTAAGGCAAAATGGGAGATATTACAGGGGAGGAAAGAGATTCTCTGATGAGATCCAGCTACTATATACTTACCAGAAATTTTACAAAAACCATTAATAGATTTGTTGTTTATAATGATGGTAGTCATACAATAGACATTCCACACGGAATCGGACAGCGAAGCAAATTCGTAGATGTCCTAATAGAATATTTTGTTGAGTTAGAGGAATATGAAAAATGCGAATCGCTCAAGAAATTAAAAGAACTAGTCATAATGACCGGTGATTAAATATATACAAATTTGTATGCAAAAAAGAACAGTGGAAAGTAAAACAAAGTCGACTAAGGCAAAACCTACAACTACAAAAGCTCCAATTGGACGTCCTAAAAAAACAGTAGTAAAAGAATTAGATTTAGTAGGCGTACAATTAAAACCGTCTCAATGTGATTATTTTGAAAAAATCAAAAAAAATGAAATAACGTTCTGTTCAGGTCCAGCAGGTACCTCGAAAACATTTACTGCATGTTATACTTCACTATGGTTATTAGCAACTAAAGCAGTTTCAAAAATTATCCTATGTAAACCGATTCAAGAATCTGGAGAAAAACTTGGATTCCTACCTGGAGATATTGCAGACAAGGTTGACCCATACATGCAATCATATATTTCAAACTTTAAAAAAATAGTAGGTGACGAATTAACCGAAGGATTAATCTCTTCAGGTGCTATTGAATTTAAACCACTTGCATTTATGAGAGGTGATACGTTTGATGATTCATTTATGATTTTAGATGAGGCACAAAATGCTTCTTTTAAACAATTAATGTTATTTACCACCCGTATGGGTAAAAATTCTAAGGTCTTGGTTACTGGCGATATTAGTCAATATGATATACCAAAAGCTAGCGCAGGTCTTCCAGGATTCATGCAATTAATGAAGGGAATCAGAGGAACAGGAGAACATGTTTTTGAGAATAAAGATATTGTAAGAGCTAAAATACTTCAAGACGTTGTAGATCGATACGACAAATGGAGAGTTGAAAACCCTGAAAAATAAGAAACTATCTGGAATCCATCTATATAATACGTATAAAAACATATAGATGGAAACCAGACAAATACTACTTAAACACTCCTATTCAGGAGATGAATCAATTATAGAAATTGGTATTGATGAGGCTGGCCGAGGTTCACTAAGTGGACCTGTTACGGTTGCTGCATGTATAATGCCATTTGGATTTGAAAACCCCTTAATCAAAGATTCAAAACTATTAAATGAGCAACAGCGAAAAGATGCTCGTCGAATTATCGAGGAAAACGCAATTGCATATCACATTGAACATATATCTCCCGAAGATATTGAGGCAACTAATATCTTAAAAGCTACCTTAATTGGAATGCAACGCTGTCTAGAAGGGGTCCAAAAAGATGCCCAATTTGATTTTATATTAGTTGATGGAGACCAATTCCATGGCTTTGAAGGAATTCCATTTGAGACTGTTGTCGGAGGAGACAATAAATATATTTCAATTGCTGCTGCCAGCATTCTAGCTAAAACTGAACGGGATTCAGTAATGAAAGATTTGGATATTGAGATTCCGGGATATGGTTGGAATTCAAACAAAGGATATGGTACCCGCTCACATATTGATGCAATTAGGTCGTTGGGTCCAAGCAAGCAACATAGAATGAGTTTTATCTCTCATCTCTTAACCGAAACAGGAACTCTATTTTGAGAGCATTAATATATGGAATCTTATTGTTCCTATTTGGACAATCATTTATATGGTTCCAGACAAATGGTCAGTTTATGTGGCCATGGTTTAAAAGAAATCCCGTTTTAGTAGCTGTAATTGGAGGTTCTACAATATCATATATTTTTATAGAGGCTACTCGATTAATTGCAGAATATTATGATGGACAATTATGGCCTGGAAGATTTATTGGGTTTGTAATGGGGATGATTTCTTTCTCTCTTTTAACATATTTAATAACAGGTGAGGCTTTAAATACTAAAACATTGATATGTTTAGCTCTTTCATTTATCATAATTTGTGTGCAAATATTTTGGAAATAACTTTAACAAAAAATTAACATAATTTTAACAACCCAGATTTTCGGATCTGGGTTTTTTTGATTATATTTACATATCTAATTAAAACAAAGAAACACCATGACACACAGAGAATTTATTTTAGTAGCAAATCAAGACATCAAAGAATTTAGTAGAGGTATTGAAGTAGTAAGTATTGCAAAAGGCAGCATTCTTAATGTTACCGAAGACGTCTTTAATAGATTGCAAAAAAATGAGACCATTAAAATCTATACTAGAGAAGGTATATTAGAGTACGATAAATATATGTTTGAAAACGAGGTTGATTATACTGCAGTAACTATTGAATATGGTACTAGAAAGTTGGGACAAAGAAAAAATAAACTTTAACAAAAAATTAACACTTCAGATTTTACAGTCTGGAGTTTTTTGATTATATTTACATATCTAATTAAAACAAAGAAATATTATGAGTTACACAAATTTTGACAGACACGAATTTATGGCCGCTGAAACTAGAAGCGATATCATGGAAATCATTAGAGAACTTAGAGATAATGATTGCTCTAGAAACTTAGAAAACATGATGTACGGTTTATTTGATGGATATTTATATGCCGAAATTCAAATTGAAGCCTTACAATTACCTACCGAAATGGCTTCAAAGGTTATGCGAATCTTCGATATCTGTAACCGTTACCCTAAATACGAACCTCAAACAAATTATTAATATGGAAACTTTTAAAAAAATAGAAGTAGTAAAAAACCTAGTTGCAAAATATCTTAAAGAAAACGGTGCTCATGCTGGATTATCCGAAGCAGATTGTCAAAATGACCATATTGTCCAAATTGGAACCTCAATTTTATGTACCAGATGGAATGTTGGATATGCGGGCGGTGGATTTGTTCAAGCAGTCGTAGACAATGATTTGCAAAGAGCAATTGCAAATGCAGATAGTACAAATGTTCGTGCTCTTAAATTCTACTGTCAATTAATTTATAACGTTGCCATGCCCTATTTTGAGGAACCACTAGGAGAAATGGAACAATTTATTAAAGATATTGCTAACGATTATCAATTTGACAAGTCCCATCCTGAATACTGCGGATTTTTAAACATTAATCCTTCTGAGCACAGAATGGGTCTCTCTTTTGTTTACCACTATCACTTACAAGACACTGAACAATTGTTACGTAAATATAGAATCTGGTATGAAGGAAAACCTAACCTGGAAGAGGTTGTATTCGTAACTATATAAACTTTTTAAATTAACTTAATATAAAATATATGGGAGCTAACTACGGATATTGTTGCATAAATTTGACTCTAGACAAGAGCGGTATTAAAATCGGGCGTTCAATGATTAAAAAAACATTTGACGCAAAAGGTATCAAGTATGCTGGAGAACTTGCAGAAGCAAACATCCGGGACATGATAGAAATCATTAAATGGAATCACAAAAACGGCGTTACACTATACCGTATGTCGTCTAGCATGTTTCCATGGATGTCCGAATACGATCTTACTGATTTACCAAATTGGCCAACAATTTCAAATCTACTAAAAGGTGCTGGTTCTCTTGTACAAAAATACGGTCAGCGTATTGGCTTCCATCCTGGTCAGTTTTGCGTCCTTCCAAGCCCAAATCAAAAAACTGTCGATAATTCTATCAAAGAACTGAATCAACATGCATTTATACTTGATACCATGGGCCTTCCGGCGACTCCTCAATATTCTATGAATATCCATGTTGGTGGTTCTTACGGCGACAAAGAGGCTGCAATCCTAAGGTTCATCGAAAACTTTAAATTGTTATCACCTTCTGCCCAGTCCCGTTTGGTTCTAGAAAACGACGATAAACCTGCTCAATACTCTGTAAATGACCTTTACCGAATTTATGAATCAATAGGTACACCAATAACATTTGATTACCATCACCATAGATGTTACAATGATCCGATGCCAGAAGAAGAAGCTCTTCGTCTAGCAGCATCAACATGGCCTAAAGGTATTCGTCAACTATGTCACTATTCAAGCGCTAAAAAATTACACGAGGATGCTTCTGTTATTATAAGAGCGCATGCTGATTACCTATAC